CGAGACTTCGCAATTTCTTCGGGTACCCTTGCGAGTACAAGGCCACCAACCCCGATAATCCCCTTGTATTTTCCTTCAGTGACTACAGGATAATCTTGATCTTTATATTCATCGGCTCTCACCAATTCATAACCGGATCTTAATCTTCCAGAGATATTTTTAGAATCTTGAAATCCTAAACTCTCTGCCCGTATCCATCTGTGCCTGAATCCATCAGGTGCAGGGGGTGCATCTAGAGAAGATGGAGGAGCCCACACTTTTGGTCTTTCAGTATTTGACCGTGTTTGGCTCGCACGAGAAGTTTCTTTTGTTTCTTTTTTCATATGCTTATGCTCCTTCCGTGAGTTTTATTTGTTTTGCATACTCTTCGAGTGGCACACCTAATTTTTTAGCTATTGCTACCTGTGAAGATGTGAGTCTCACAGTTGTGCGTCCAGGTCTTACACTTCTCTGAGCTGAAGCAACCAACTGATTGGTCTTGGACGTTTGCTCTACATCACCACCTATAGCAAATTTATGCGGGAAGTCAACTTTTATTCTTTTATTAACTTCAGAATAATAGTTATCCGATTTAGGGTCAAATCCCTCATTTACAAGATCCTTGTGAATTTCAAAGGCAGTAAAGGTCATGGCTCGATCTTTGCCAAACCATGTGTTTTTACTAGCCCAAGCTTCTGCTTGAGGATCAGGTTCCGGTAAACTTTGCGGAGTTTGCTGTGGTAATCTTCCACCGTCTGATAGTTGTACAGGTTCCTGTTCAACTGGTTTATTTGCTTTGGCTTGCTCTAATTTAGCATTATCAAAGGCTAATGTTGCAATCCGTTTATTAGCTTCAACTTGAGCTGCTGCATCTCCAGATTCAATAGCGCCTGCTAATTCTTTTTGAGCAGATTCCATTCCTGTTTTTACATTTTTCTCAAATCTAGACCAATAATCAGTATCCATCTGTTTAAATCGAGACTGATCTTCTTTTCTTTGTACTTCTAAAGCTTGAGCATATTCAACAGCAGCACCTTCTCTACGTTCTGCTTCTCTCATTTTTCTTGTGAGTTTAGCAATACGTGATTGAACACCTTTACTGTATTCCTCTAACTTAGAATCATCTTCTTTAACTGGTTCTTCTTTTACTTCTTCTTCTTTAACTTCTTTTACTGTTTCTTCTTCCTTGGTTTCTACTACTTCTTCTTCTTTTACTTCCTCTGGTAAAGTTACATCGACTTCAGGTCCTGAAGTATCTAAATCTACTTTTGGGTTTTCTTGTTTTATTTTATTTTCCTCTGGCATAGTTTCCTTCCTATGGTTAATATTTGTGCAGGATATCTGTTGGATCCTGTACAGTTGCTAAAATTTCATCTTCATTTAAAAGACGAACCTCTCCACCTTCAATTTCTATACGTGATCCTGCATAACGTGCAAAGACCACCCAATCACCAACCGCGCACCACGGACCGTTTGGATATCTCTCTTTATCCCTATAACAAGCGTCTCCCATTGCAAGTACACTTCCGCATTGCGATGCAACCTGTTGTCGGTCTATAGTTTCATCTCCTAGTAAGATTCCGCCTTTAGTTTTTTCATCCATTCTAAATGGTAAAACTAGCATTCTCCAACCAGTAGGTTTGGGTAATTTTGTTTTTTCTTTTGTGACTTCTTTTTGTTCTTCTGATCTCTTTAAACCGACTAAATCCTTATTTGGTAACTGGATTTTTTGTGTTGATGTCGACGACTGTTCCTTCATTTTGCTCCTTCTCATTAAGCAGGTTAGAGATTTCCTGTTTAGTTGCCTCTAAGGCATTTATTTGTCCTATTATATACTTGTATGTTTCCATACTGTCAACCCCTCCGGACGTTACCGAGATTGCTAATTGGTGTATTCTTTTATCTAAATTTCTTTGAAGTTTATAGATTATATTTTCTAGATTCATATTAAATCTTTATAATACTTCTCATAACTTTCATTTGAAACAGGTACACCTGCTAAATCACTTTTAATGTGTGATCCAATATATTTTTCCTTTGGAGGAAGAACAAGCTCTACTTTAAACTTATCAAAATCTTCAGGATGAATAGTTTTAGCTTTACTTCCAACAGGTTTTCTAGAATTACCAACAGTGGGTCTATATCTTGGGTTTACCATTATTTAATATCCTTCATTTTTTTAAGAGCTGTTTTTATTCCCTCTTTATAATTAAAACTTGCCGCTTTTATAAGCGCTGCAGATGCATCATTTCTAACTTGAGTTACTGTTTTTTGACCTTTAAGTTTTTTAAGAGCTTTAACTCCTTTAATGGCTTCCTGAGCCCCTCTTATCCAAAATCCAACCATTATTTTTTTCCTCCTCTAAATATTTGTGTTCCCTTTATACCAAATATGCTGGCGCATACAAGTATCCAGAGATTTGTGAACCATGACGGCAGTGCCGCAAAATGTTCAAAGAACATTTTTATCTTTTCCATGGCCGCCGGATCGTCTGACCAGACCCCCCAGGCCAAAATTATTATGGGCAATGTGAGAATGCAAAGGACAATTTCGTCCTTGTAGTCGTTTTGCCGGGCCTCTAAAAGTTTTCCCTGGTAAGTTTCCTCGCCGCTGGCCATCTTTCGCGCATGCATGTGTTGTGCATCAGCCATAGCCATCTTTGTCTCTTGACGCTTTTTGTAAATGTGAGTTCCAGCGTTAAGAGCTAATTTTATAGCACCAAACCACATACTAAACCCAGGTTACGTCTTTTTGTCGTCTAGCAGCGCCTGAGCCAGAAACAGGTTGTTTGTTTCCAACTGCTAATCTAGATTTTCCTCTAATGCTAGTTTCTGATCTAGGATCAGTTATAACTTTAGATGCTTCCATCTTAACAGGCTTACTTTTTTTATAATTCCACGCCATTATGTGCTCCTTTTTTATTTATTATAGCTCTTTTTTTAGTGTTTGTCACTATCTAGAGCTTCCGTTTGTTTTAGGCTTCATCTTTGCAAGTGTCAATCTGTTTTCATTTGCCATTTCTTGCTTCTCAATTGAAGTATCAGCTCGAAGTTCTGCTAATTCTTCATTCTGTTCAAGTTTATCTTCAGTAATATCTCTATTCTGAACTATTTTAGCTTGATCAATTTCTAATTTTTTATTCATTTCTTGTTGTTTACGTTCATTTTCCATTGCTCTTAAATCAACTTCTCTAGATTTAAGTTTTAAAAGTGGATCATGATCGAATTGTGAAGTAATTTTCTTTTCTTCCTTCATAAAGTCTTCAGTCATTTCTGCAATCAACACTGCTTTTCTTGCTTCAATGTTTTGTGTCATCTCTTGCACCTGTTGTTGTGCTTGTGGATTCTGTGCAGCTTGTTGTGAAAGCATTTGTATCTGTTGAAGTTGTTCTCTGAACTCTAATTGTACTTGTTCTTGAGCCATTAAACTAATGTGCTCTAATATATTTTTCTGTAATGATGCCATAACCGCTGGATTATTTCTAACCATGTTAGTTGACATAAAATTTAAGTGCGCTGTAACGTGTGCTCTATGATCTTGACCAGGAAATGCTTGAAAAGGTTTTCCTCCTAATGCATCGATGTGTTCTAACGATGGATCTTTAGGTGCATTTGGTGGCGGTGGTGGTAAAATTCTATCAATATCTTTCATTCCTAACGCTTCGTACATTTTTCTAAATGCTGTGTACAAATTGTGCATTTGTGGATTAGACATCGCTAACTGTAGTCCAGTTTGTGCTAATGTTAATCTTTGTGACATTGAGAAAATGTTTGGATCCGCTACTGGTAGTACATCTACTCTTTCATCAAAATCAGTTACTTTAATATTTCTTTGTCCGCCCACAACATCGTATGGATATTCAGGTGGTAGATACTGAGCAAATACTTTTGCTAGTAATTTAAATTCTTGTTTTAGAGCTACATACAATCGTTTATGGATTGCTGACATTACTCTTGAACCCCGTTCTAAAAGAGCTACGGTCGTCCCAACGGCTGCGCCTTGGTTCCCGTCCCCGACCTGCATGTCAGCAATGGACGCGAATCTCTGTCCTGCTTGAACTACAATTCCCATCAACTGCAATAATGTAGCTGAAGGTTCCTTGTATGGTAAAAATACAAATGCATCTTTTAGATTACCACCAGGCGTATCCACATCTTTGAATTCTCCTGGTTGTATCGGTTTAGCGTCATCTTTAACTCTGACACCTCTCTGTTTAAATCCGGCTGGTAAATTAGATAAAGTTCCCGCGTCTAATAATTGACGGAGAGCAGACGTTGCTGTTCTACTCAAACCGCCAATCATATGAATGAGTCCAAATCCATAAAATCCTAGTCCTGGCAGAAACTTGAAGTGGACGAAATATTGGACTTTATTTTTTAGTGGATCATTGGGCGCAAAGTTTCGTCTGATTGACAAAACTTTTTGACTACCTTCTTCGACTGTAACGACGTAAGGTAATTTTATTCCTGTTGGCTCACCGTCTTGACCAACATCTTCGAAACCTTCTAAATCTAGATTCACGTGACACTCTAATAAAGTATACACGCTTTCTGTTCTTGTAGATTTAGAGGTTCCTTCTAATTCTCTTTTCTTATCAACAACCTTATCTGCATCTACAGAAACAGGTTTAACTAATTCAATATCAGAATAGAAACCAGCAACCTGCTGTTTTCTTAAATCATTCTCTGATATTTTTACAACATGGACCACCGCTTCCGCATCGTCTAATGAGGTAGCCGTATACGGAACTACGAGGTCGTCTGCTGGGATGAACTTTGAAACTGCTCGTCCTAATAAATCATCATAATAAACTTTTTTAAAAGTAGAACCACTTAGTGGTAGATGAAATAGCATCTGATCAAATTCAGGTTCATATTCCTTCATCTGATCTAGAATTTGATAATTCATAAAATCTTTAACTCTTTGTGATTGAGCTTCTTTTGCAGGATTGGATAAACCCATAACTTGAGTTCTAACGGGGCCATCTGCAGGGAGTAATTCTTTATAAGCAAGTGCTTGAAACTGTGTCACAGCTTCAGCTAGAACGGGGTGTGTAGCTCCACTTGCTCCTTGAAAAGGTTCATTACGATTATCGTATTTAAATCCTAAAAGATCTAAACCATTAACGTACGAACTTTCCCAATCTTTTCTAGACATCTTATAATCTGTATAATTTTGTCTAAGTTGAATCCCAACGGGATCTAAAACTGTTTCTGGTAAAATATCGGCTAGATTATCAAAGTGTGTGTTTGACTGAGCCTGGTTCACGGCTCCTGGTGCAAAATTAACTGTAGCACCGCCTT